AAGCGCCGCCGTCTGGATGTTCGAAGGCGCACCGACGTACACCGGATAGCCGCCGACCGTGCGGATCGGCTGCGCCCATGCGATGGTGAGCGCTTCGTCCTGGTACACCGCGATGGGGTTCGTGCGGGGGTCAAGGCCTGCCGTGCCGATGTAGATCTTGCCCGCTTCAAGCGCGTTGCCGCTGGCGTCGGTGAAGTAGGGATATGGGGCGGGGATGGTGGTCACTTTTATGAGCCTCCGACAAGACGGCGAACTTCTTTTTTCAAAGGACGGTCCTTAACAAAATCCTTCAAAGGCTTAACAGCATTTGACAAAACGCCAGCAGGAAGGGGCAATTGGAACAATGTGGCGTTCAAAAGCATGTCTGCTGCATTCCACAACGCGCTGCTCGTGTTTGCAAAATTCACAGAACCGGGCGGTGCTGTAAACATTGCGTTTGCAGCTCCTGCCAAATTACGGACTGCATTTGCTTTTTCAAACCCCAAAAGAACGTCAAGTTTGCCAGATTCGTCCAATGAGTTAACGGCATTTTCAAACTGCTTTACAGCCATAGTCCTATTGCCAAACTCATCAATTTGCACGCCCTTGCCACTAAGCCCTTCGGTTTGTGAACCTGAACCAAAAGCTTTTTTCCTTAAATACTCCAAAGTAGCGCCTTGGACTTCCTTCCATGCTTGGGGATCACCGCCTTCGCCTTTGATAAGATCGCGAAGAGCCTTCACGTTGGCAACACTAGTGCCGCCTTTTAAAATGCTTTCTACCACTTTCTCTGACGCGATAAGGCGTTCAGGAGTGTTTTTTCTAGTTTTTAGCAACTGGGCAATTGTAGAAACATCTTCGTATTTTCTAGAAATATCACGCCTTGCAGCGCGGGCTTCAGCATACAATCCGGTTGCATATGGCTCAGTATGTGCATCAATCATTCTTTTAAGGGCAGTCTTTTGCCTTTGAAGGTTGCTGTCATTAAAATCAGAAGTCTGATTGATCTCGCGCCGCCACATTTCCATTTGTTTGATGGTTGGCTGTTTTGCGACAAGATTCCCAGTTTCCTTATTCAAGGATGCAATGCCTAGTTTTACAGCAAGCTGTTTAGCGGCATCAGTTACACCAGATGTCTGCAAGCCAGTTGGCTGTGAGTTCAACCAATCGACAACAGTTGTTTCAACCTCTTCGCCGTCAACCATTGACTTGATTGTCTGACTAAGGGGGACAACGGCCTTTGCTTCGTCGGACTTTCCTGCGCGCGTGTAGAGCGTGCGAACTTTTGCCTTATCACGATCAAGCATTTTGCCCATCGCGTCGGTTATCTTTGCGCCTTGGCCGACAATATCCTCTCGAATATTGCTTCCAGTGCTTTCGATATAATCATCGAATTTCTGCGCGATTGCGGCCTGCTGTTCAGATAGCCTTTTGCGAATAGGCAGGCCAATCTCCCCATTCTTTGCTAACTCATGGGCGCGCTGCATGTCTTTAAAATTGCGCGTCTTCTGAAATGGCATGAGGTCAATGCCAAGTTCTGCGGCTTGTGATGGGCGGATGAGATCAAGAGGGGTGCCCGCCGATCCGGCATCGTTAAATCGGAACGTCTGCGGAATGAACGTCTCATCTGCCGCTTGCATTGCAGCCTGATCGACAGGAGCGCCGCCTGTAGGGGCCGCACCGCCGGGAACACCGCCAGATGGTGGCATACCGCCAGCAGGGGGCATACTGCCGCCCATCTCAGTACCTCTAGCGATGCGAGGGCCACCGCCCATAGGCAGCACGGCAGGAGCGCCGCCAGACGGCCCGCCGCCCATAGGACCACCACCTTGACCGCGCACCCTTTGGACAATTGAAGGCAACAGATCAGCAGCTTTTTGCCCTGCCGCACCAAATGTTCCTGCTGCGGCTATATCGCTTGGGTTAAACGTGCCGCCAGTTGCCGCCTGCGTAGTCTCTATGCCCGCCTGTAGCGCTGCCTCAGTCGCACCAGTACGTAGCGCCGTAGCGCCAGCACCGCCACCGCCGAGCAACCCAAGGCCGATGATGTTTCCAGCGCGGGGAATGTCGCTAACCTGAAAACCCGGCTTGATTGCGTAATCCTTGCCGTCTTGTGCTGACCGCAGGATGTAATTGCCTTTTTCATCCTGCCAAACTTGAGTGCCAGGGAAATTGGATTGCACGATCTGCGCAATCTCTTGAGGACTGCCGCCAAACGCAGTGCCAAGGCCTGTTTTCCAAGCCGCCGAACTCAATAGATCATTGATACCCGGCATCTCCACCCAATCGGGCAAATTCTGGGTTGTCTCCGTGCTTTGGTCTGCGCCTGTAACTGCACCGATGGCGCTGCCAAAGAATGACGGGGCATCTTGCTGCAATGTTTCATCACTGACCGATCCGACCAATCCGCGCTCGCTGCCATCCGCATTGTATGCCATGCCCGCAAAATTATCGCCGACAAGCTGGCCATTCTCGTCGTAGGTCAACTGGCCAAATCTTTGAATAGATTGTTCCGGTGTGACAATTACGTTAGGGCCAGTGCCGCCGCCTGATGGAGCCGGTGGTATCTCAATGCCTAATTGTCCAGCTTGGCTTCTGTAATAATCTTCAGCGCGTTGAACACCTTTTAAAAACTCGGCTTCACTTTGGTTTGGGTCAAGATTGGCAACAGCAGACGCGAGCCTGCGCGCTTCTGTCTCCGAGTTTGCAAGAGACGCAATCCCGCCCGGATTTATTTTAGACAAACGAGCCAACTGATCTTGGATCAAATTGCCTTCGACCAAAGCCAAAGAGGATTCAAGGTCAGCACGATTTTGACCAAGAAAGCCGCCGATGATCGGGTATTCGCCTACACGGCCCGCCTGTTTGCCTACGGAAAGTGTTTTTTTTGCAAGCTCTCTAATGTTTGAGAGCGCACTTAACGCAGATTTAATCTGCATCGGCCTATTAGGATCGACTTGCGGTGCAGCCGCCCCGCCGATTGGCTCAATTTTCCCCGCCGCATTGCGTTGATACACCAGACTTGGATTTAACCTAGGATCAGCACGGACCTCTTCTGGCGTCATGGTGGTCCAACGCTCTGTCTCGCGCGTAGGCGAAGGCAGGTTAGGCTTATCAGGCGCGGCGGGAATAATGACGCCACCACCCAAAGGCTCATTCACTGAACCTGTTACGGGCTTCCCGACTGTCTGAGGCGGTGCATCCCATTGAATGGTTTTGGGATCAATCGCCATATTCTACAGTCCCGTCTTGATACTGGACAACCCTGCGGCCATCGGGCGCTTTACCCGTCCGCACGATCACGCGAATTTGGTTTTGCTTCAGCCAATTGTTAAACGCGGCCTGCCCATTCTTGCCAAGAGATTGACGAACAACATCCGCCTCTTGCTTGGTGACTGTTTTACTGCCGGATGCGTTTCGCAAAATGGTTTCCACGCCGCCACCATCCATTGGTGGCGCTTGATCACCTCCACTAGGCGGCGCTTGCCCACTTTCGCCAGACATCTCTTTCCAACGTGAAGCGCCAGGTGCCATAGAAGGAGGCCCGACATAGGTTCCTCTCTTCTCCCCCAAGGGAATGCTTACCGTTCCCGATCTGCCATACTGCGCATATTCAGCAGCCGCGCTGGGACCAAACGTCTTTTTGATGAACTCAAAGTCCTGCTGGAAAGCAGTTTTTTCGGCAGCCTTGCCGTAGATCGTTTCATAAAGCTTCGGGTCAATCGCGGCCATCTTCATGGCAAGAAGAGCTTTACCGGCTTGCGGCTGCTTAGCGATCATTTGAGCGACAGCTTCTGTTCTAGCAGCTTCATCCTCACGCCCCGGCGTTTCCTTCAACGCCTTAATGCGCGACTGCATGAGCGCGTTAGCCTCTTCGGTCGCGCCGTTTGTCAGCAATGCGAGCGCGCGCGAGGAAAAGTCCAAGTCATCCGCCTTGGCTGCGTCGGTCAAAGGCTGGCGCGCGGCTTCGAACTGCTCTCTGTAGGCAGGATAGGCCATATAAAAGCGCGAGAGGTTCTTAGGCGTCGGCTTTTCATAGACCATCTGCATCGCGGCGCGGGCCTGTTGTGCTTCCATCGCCTTCTGCTGCGCCTGCTGCTGTGCGGCCTGTTGCGCCGCGATCTGCTGGCCGAACGCATACGATGCTTGAAAAGCGCCTTGTGGGCTAGGGATGGTGTAATCAAACGGCTGCGCCATCAGAACCTCGGTAACGTGCCAAGAGGAATGGTGCCAATGGTTGGGGCCTGAACCGCGCCGGGGAAAAACCCGCTACCAGTGTTCAACGCAGATGTTAGCGAACCGCCGCCACCGCCGCCACCGCCGCCACCAAACCCACCAAATGCCGCAAACCCGCCAATCTGCCCAAGCGCATTGTTAAACGCAGCGCCCTGACCCAAAGCGCCACCGGCTTGTGCCTGTCCCGCTTGCGTCAATGCGTTGCCGATCTGGTTAGCTGCATTCTGCCCGCCTACGCCAATGCCCGCCGCAGAACTTTGCCCCAGCGCCGTAAGCCCACCGAGATTCTGAAACTGCTGCTGGATTTGCTGGTTCAGCAAGGCAGGCCGAAACTGGCCCAATGCGCCCTGAAGGTTGCCGCCGCGAAGCCCGCCGGTTGCGGCTGCGTTCTGAAGCAGCGCGTCCTCACCTTGGCGCGCAAGGGCCTGAAACATGGGCGACTGTTCGAACTGGTTGATCGCCTGCTGCTGCCCTTGCGCGCCCCCCGTCTGGAATGCAGATAGATCACCTCCCCTCGTCTGTTGCCACTGCTGGGCGAACTGCTCTAGCGGCATCCGCTGACCGCCAGGGATCATCACGTTGCGACCCATGATGTTAACCATCTGCCCGCCGCCCTGCTGATTATACGCGGCCATCAGTTCAGGATTAGACTGCGCGAAGGCGGTCCAGTTGGTTTGCTGCGGCGCGATGCCGAGCAGGTTCATTTGAGCCTGTAGCGCAGGGATGCCAGCGGATGAATACGGCGCGAGAAGCGTTCTCAATTCCTCGCGCGCTGCCCGCTGTTCCGCTGCTGCTGCGTCTGCGGCCTGCGTCTGTGCCTGCGCTGCCTTGCTAGCGCTCTTGGATGCGACGACGCCGCCGATCACGGCACTGCCTACAACAGCGGCTGCTACGGCTGACATTAGCAGCCCCCCAATGTTTCGCGGTAGTCCACTGTAATTTCCTCGCCAATCATGCCGCCACGGCTCCCCGCAATGTCCCGCAAGGCAAACAGGTAAATGTCATTTCCCATGCGTCCCATGATGGCATTGGGAATCTTGGCATGGTTGGTATAGCGGCCTGCTGGCGTGCGAAGCCCATCCAGCAATGCCGGTGCAATCGGCTCAAGCCGTGCAATGTCGCCCGTAGCAAAAAGCCCCCGGCCTTCGATCTGAGAAGGCGCAACCATCACCTTGTATTCACCGAACGGAAACGCGCGCTGGTCTGCGGTGTTTTCCGAAATGGCGCGCACTTGGTCAGGCGTGAAACCCGCCGCCGTGATCGCGTCCAGAAAGTCCTTCACATCTTCGGCATGGTCTGCCCAACTAAGCATTGGGACAGACTTAAACGTCGGGCTAGGCTCAAACAGTTCAGCCTCAAGCTCTGCCACATCGGTCAAAGGCGTGGCATAGATATTCTGCCAGATCATATCCTCATGGACGTAAGCCATCTTGCGTCCTGGCGGCGCGACAAACGTCGTCGGCCCGGTCAATTCCGTCTGACTGCCATCCTCAAGGAATATCGAAACGCGGCCCGATACCAGCGCGTTCATGTGCGCATGTCGGTGCGAATGCCCAATGACATAAGCGCCCGCATTTACTGCCAGTTCGCGGATGTATATTCCCGGCCCGAAACGATGGGTAACCGAACAAGCGGCTTGATCCATGCCCAGAAAAGCACCTTCCAGCCGCTCCACATCTGCGGGCGTGTACGCTTTGGAAAGAGAAACCGCGCTCATTCCATGCCTCTAGCTGGAATGGCCCACCGGCAGGCCTGTTGCGCGGTGCGCGCATAGTGCCACACCGGCAAGGCTAACGCAACCCATGACAGGGGGAGAAACTAGGGGGAGAAAGGGGAGAAACCTATTTCACGCCATTATTCGCCAATATCCTCCAACCCCATAAAAATTGTTGAGCGTTAAAATATGCCTTTAATTCAACGCAGTAATTTTGTGGGTAATTTTGTGGGTTTTGTGCTAATTGCCGTCGCGGGGATAGGTTGGCCGACCGACAAGCGCGCATCCCACGCGCTTCCCCGATCCCACCAAGGCAAAGAAAAGCCCCCGCCGCACGAGGCGACAGGGGCCGGGAAACGCTTGGCGGCGGTTTCTCCGGTTCCTTTACCACCACGGCAAGGCTAACGCAACCCTAGTTGCTGATCGTCCGTCCGCTCGACCGGATGTTGATAGCCGAAGCCGTGCCTGCAATGGTCGAGATGAACCCGCCAGACAGCAAGGTGTGCCCGATCAACTCCGGAAACGAATAGGTTTCGGACGGCTGCAAAACCTTAGCTTTGACAATCAGGTTATCATTGCCCGGTGATCCAGCGAGGGTCACAAGGTTGACGCTTAGCGCCGCCGCCGTGGCCGAGTAGTTTGTCGCCGTGAACTTATCGATCACGGTCACGACATTGGTCGATGTGTATTGCGTCGTTTGCGTGTTTTCCGCAGTCTTGGGCGCAATCAAAACAGTGTTAAAAACGGCCATGTTATCACCTCGTCACTAGCGTCATTGTTGGCGCAACCGTGTACGTCACGCGGATGCTATCGAACGGGGACAGGCCGAACATGCCCGCAACGGTCCCCACGTTGCTGAATGCGCCAGACCGGCCAAACTCAATCAGCGAAACCGTGCCGCCGCTGATAATCACATCCGCCGCGTATCCGCTCGCGTTCTGATACGTGAACGGCGATGCAGTGACCGTGATGGCCGAAGGAGCAATAGACGCGCCGGAAACAGCCGCAGACGCCGCAGGAAGCGCCTCTAACGCCTGCAAGCTGTCATATAGAGGCGTCAGGTCCGCAGGCGGTGGTTGCCTGCCTAGATCGTCCGCAAGGTCTTGCAACGACGCCGCGTTGGCTTGTGTCGCTGCGAGCACGTTGCCGAATGTGTCGTCGATGCCAGCGACTAGCCCACTGTCCAGATTGATCGCGACAAGATCGACCAGCTTCTCGAACTGCTTGATTTGCTCCGGATCGTTCAAAAACGATGCAAGCTGGTTGCGGGTGAGTTTAAGCGCGCCAGCCATTACCAAGCCAGCGGCTCTAGCCGCGCCTCTAGCCTTGCAAACGACAGGAACGCGTCACTGGTCCCTTGGAACCGCTGCACACGCCAGTTGCGCATTGCGCCCTGCTGAAACCACGCCAAACGCTTCTGGCGCTGTCCCAGCGTCCCTGCGCTGATCGTGCGGCCCATCGACCACTCTTCGCCGTCGAGGCTGTAGCTCGTCTCGATAAACGGCTCTAGCCCGAATGCCCCCCGGCCCGGTAGCGCGACGAGTTCAAGCTCGTGGAAGATAGCCCCAGCGCTTTCGTTGTAGACGATGCCCGTGGCAAACTCCCACCGCACGCGGTTCCCGTAGTGGTTGCTGACCGTGTCCGTCATCCGGCCAAGAGTTGCCCCAGTGGGATCGCCTGCAATCCAATCAGCGCCGTTCCAGACAAAGCCGCGCGCACGATAACGCGCATAGCCCTCAAGTTCGCTGGTCAGTTCATGCCAAGCCGGTTGCCCGATCTCCTGCGAGGCCACAGCGTCGTAAACCAAGGTCCGGTCTGGCAGGTGGATGTAAAGAAGCTGGTTTGCCTTGTCGTTGCGCGCTTCCATCACGGTCGCGGCTAGTTCCGCTTCCGTGTAGGCAAGCAGCAACGTGTCGATCTCGCGTGTGCTGATCTTGGTGGCCGTCGCGTTGGCACCGATGTAGACGCCTGGGGCCTCGTTGAACCCGCTGCCAAGGAATGCAATCGCGTCCAGATAGATGCAGCAGGCATCCTTGCCGATGCACCCCTTTTCGATCTGCGCGCCCTCGATCCGCTGGAACGGGAAAAGCTGACCGCCGATGTTGTCGAACAGTTCGATGGTGTGCCGGTTCAGCGCCGCAACCTCGTTCCGTACCTTCAACAGCGCGATGATCGGGTCAGGGTCTGCCTCAGACGATCCGTACTTGAGCGGGTTCACGGCAAACGGGTCATTCAGGTCGGTGACAACGAGAAACTCGCCGTCCGTGGTCATGTAGTACCCATCGACCCAAAGCACATCGTTGACCGCGCCGAGGTCGGGATCGGTGACTTGGGTTAGGGCTGAACCAGACCAATAGAACAGCTTGTCGTTCGATGCGATGGCGAGATAGTCGAACCCATAGTCCAACGTCACCGGCTGGCCGTCGTCATCCACATCGCCCAGAACCGTAACCGCGCCCGCGCTCGACACGCTCACGAGCTTGCTGCCCATCACCCGGTAGTGGACGCCGTTCCACATGATGCCGCCGCGATCATTGCCCGGACCTGTGCCGAACGCCACAATGCCATCAGCGGGCCGCAAATAGCCGCTGCTGATGCCTTGCGCCTTCGGAACGGGGAGCATGTTTACAGGTAAGGACGTGCGAAAATCCGCAGCCCCATCAGTGTATATCCCGCTGATAATCGGGATTTGAACCATTACCAAATGTCGCCGGGTGTCACGATCATGGCACCGTCAACCGCCGTCGCGATGGTGCGGATCACGCTAAGGCCCGGTCCGATGTAGACCATGATCTGGTCGTTGGGCAGGATCGGCAGGCCGTTCGATGTGGTCGGCACTTCGCCAGTGGGCAGCGCGCCGCCTTCACTGACATAATCAGTCAGCAGAACGTGAACGCGGGCCGTCGCGCTCGTATTGGTCAGCACAAGCGCGTTGGCTTGCTTGGGAATAACAACCGCAGCCGTCGCCGTGGTGTCGTTCGTGATGCTGATTGTCGAACCCCACGCGGGCGAAAATACGCTACTCATCAACCGATCCTCCAAACGCCATTATCAACGAAAACCGGCACCATGTTAGCCCCGCCGCCGACCACCACAGCGTGAAACGTGGTGGCCGTCGCATCGCTAACCGTGGCCCGCGCGCCATTTCCTGCCGTAGCGGCTGCGGGGAGTGCAGACACCGCCACGGCAGGAAGGCGCACGTAGCTGCTAACAGTCAGCGACGCGAACGCGGTCGATAGGAACGAAACCAGCGTGGACAGCGAAAACTTGCGCCCGTCGCCTTGTGCCACCGAGTAGATCGGCACTTGATCCTGAACACTCAGGGTATCAACCGCCGAAAGCTGATTGATCGTTGGCATCACGAAAACTCCAATGGGCTGTCACTGCCATCTGTCAAAATAGGCTGCGGCTCCGGCGTGTAGGGATCAAGCCAGCGCCAAGGCTTGTTGCCAGCACCGGACGGAATCTCGCCAATCTGCATCTCGACCGGCTGCGCAAAGTCCAGCAGCATCACGTCATAGGCCCGCTTGGCGTTCAAGGCCGTGGCAGGCATCGGTGATTTGCCGTACATCGGCGCGATCCGCAGCGCGAGGTTTGTGATGATCGCCTCATTGGCGTTGTCTGGCACGTTGCTGTCAGCGTCCAAGTCAATGTTATCCGGGTTGCTGTAGAGCGTTGCGCCGAGGCGGATGCCCCGCGCGTTCCATTCCGCCAGCATCGAGTTGAGCCGCTTGGCCGCGCTCAAAAGCTGATCAGGCGCTGCGTCGAACACATACGCGGCCATGCCGATCTCTTCTAGCGCGCTCTCGACAAACTGGCGGATGGTGTAGCTCATGCAGCCGCGATCCGCTCAATCAGCTTTGCGTCACTTGTGCGCGAGTTGAACGACACGCCCAGCGCCTTCGCCTTGGCTTCCAGCACATCGCGGGTTTCATCCGTCACCGCATCAACAGCCTCTTGCGCCTCGACCACTTCAGCAACCACCGACTGCGCGTTAACCGCCGCAATGGCTTCAGGCATGGTCAGGTGCCAGCCAGCCGCCAGCGCTGCTTGCAGTTCCGCCGCATCGTTGACGCCGAGATAGCTGTACGTCTCGCCGTTCTGCCCGCGATGCAGGCCGGGAACGCGGTATACCATTTCCGGAAAGTCGGTCACTTGCGCTTCGGTCACTTGCGCTTACCCTTTCCGGCCTCGCTCATTGCAATGGCAATGGCCTGCTTGCGGCTCTTGGCCTTGGGGGCTTTGGCAGGGCCTTTTGGGTTGATACCAGCGTTCAGCGTGCCACGCTTGTACTCACCCATGACCTTGGCAATCTTGCTCTTTTTCATAGCACTCCCCTTGAAATGGGGGCGAGCCTAAACCCGCCCCCTATCCATCACGACAGACGGTAGGTCACGAACGTGCTGGCCGCAGTCTTGAGCGTGCGGAACCGGCCCGAGGTGCTGAGAGCAACCGCGCCAGCGCCCACGACAGTGTGGCCAGAAGCCGCAGCCGTCACGGTAAAGGCGTTGGTTGCGCCCGTGTTGATGGCCGACCAATCGACGAAGTCACCGACCGCGAACGTCCCAGCGGCTTCCATAATCGCGCCAGTGTCGAGCGTTGCAGTCACAGCCGCCGCAGTGGTGGATGTGACGATCCCGCCGAAGATGAGCGCGGCTGTCAGCGTGCCCGTGGCGTTCAGAGCACCGGGGGTCGGCTGGAACGGAAACTCCGGCACGATAGCCGCAGTGCCGACGTTGTAGAACACCTGAGAATTGACGCCGCCGGTCACCTCGATCACCGCGCCAGAAGCGAAGGTGGACGAAGTGTAAGCGCCGCCGCCAGCGAACAGAGGAACGCGAACGTTCCCGAGAAGCTGCGTAACAGTGTAGAACGCGGTGGAATAACAGGCGATACGCGCGCCAGCAGCGAGCGTGACCACCGAAGGCGAAAGTACAGGAAGCGATGCAGACATGGTCTTGATCCTTATGAGAGGGGGAAGCCGAAGCCTCCCCCATCAAATCACGGTTGGCCGAACAGAATTACGCCGTTCATCTCCGGTGCCAGGTTCACCACGCCATAGAACGTGTCGAACGTGAAACGGGTCACAAACGTCGAGGTGTCGAACCACTTGGTCATCACCAGTTCAAGGCCCTGATCGGTCGTGCCGCGCATCACATCCGCGCCCTGATCGTTGGGAACCGCATAGCGACCCGGCAGAAGCTGGATGCTGTCGCGGTGCCAGAACGGGCAGAGGTTGGCCGTGTTGCGGGTCAGGAAGGTCATCGCTGCGGTGCCCGAGGTGCTGACCACTTCGATGTTCTTGTACTGACGCTCAACGTCGGTCGGTGACGAGTTCGCGCCGATCATCGGCGGGCTGATCGTCATGGTCGTGCCGCTGTCCACCGAGATAACCCGAAAGGTCTTAAGCTGACCCGTGGCGGTCTTGGTGATCTGATGCACGCTTTCCAGACCGGCGACAGTGAACGCCGCGCCAGCGAGGATATTGGCCGTGGTGGTGACCGTTACCTGCTGCGTGCGGTTGTCAACGTTGTTGCCGTTGGCGTCCAGCGTGCGGGGCACAAAGCGTACCTGCGCGCCGTTGGTGGCAATGGTCGGGGTCGGGTTGGCACCGGTCTGGCGAACAGCGCCGTCCGAACGGTAAATGTCGAAGCTGGCGATATTCTGGCCAAGCTCCGAACGTTCAAAGGCGTTGTCCGACTTCGAATTGCCGAACGAGCGGTTCACGTTGGCAAGGTTGCCAGCGATGCCGTTCGCTTCACGCGGCGGCAGGAACATGTAACGGTTTTCAGCAGGAACGCCTTGCTCGTCCATGATCGACTGCGCCAGTGCAACGTTGTCATAGGTGCCAGCAGCGCCAGTGATCGGAACCACAAGCGTGCCCTGCGTTGCAGCAACCGAACGCACCGAGGTGTTGATGTCCGACGCGACACGCTGGCGTGAACCACGACCGATGTTGCCTTCCTGAATGGCATCGCGCAGTTCGAGGGCGGTCATGCTCCAGGTGACGTTGCGGTTGATGTTCAGGCGCGACGGCACGGTAAGCTGGTTGACCACCTGAGTGGTTACCGGCGTGCCGATGGTGCGGGTCTGCGAGGCCATGATGTACGGCACAGGACGCCAGATGGTGTCGTTGGCGCGCTCCATGAGCTGACCGTTCGTACCGAAAACAGAGACGGCTTTGGATTCGACCATCAGGTCGTTGAAGCCTGCGAGTTCGTCCTCAAAAAGGACGCGTTCTTCCTTGGAAAAGGGCACGGTTCGTTCCTTCAGATATGTGATGAGTGGAGAGGCTTTGCCTCGATCAACTCACCCATATTTAAGGGCCGGGTGGCGAGCCGCTATGTCTGCCTTGTTTATAGACTGGCGAGGTCTGCGGGGGACGATAACACTTCACCGCCCCCCGCGCAAGTCACCCCGCCTTAGCCTTCATCTGGCGGCGATACGCAGACACCTTGGTGTAGTCGCCCGTGCGCTCGGCATCAGCCCGCAGCTTTTCAAGGTGGTTGTCCATCGCAGACGTATTGCGCGCCGTTGAGGTCAGCACGCCTTCGGGTTTGGCGGTGGGTTTGCGTGTTGACACTTTAACTTGCTCCTCAAGTTTGGAAACCGCGAACGCGAATGCAATCGGGTCTTTGATCGCGGCCAGTTCCTTGGCCTTTTCAGGGTTCTTGCCGATCGCGTAGGCCAGCACCGCCGCATCCTTCGCGCCATGCACGATGATGCCCTGCTGCGTCTGGTCAAACAGGCCTTGCACAAGATCCTCGGCCTCTTCGAAGTCCGTCACGCGCAGGCGCTTCTTGCCTTCCTCGTATCCGTTCAGCTTAGCCTGCCATGCTTCCTGCGCTTGTTCAGCTTCCTTGCGCTTGGCGTCCTTGCGTTGCTCGACCTCTTTGGCCTTCGCGTCCCATTCCCGCCATGCGGTCTTGAATGCGTCGGTGTCGTAGTCGAAGTCCTCAAGGTCCGGCTCTTTGCCAAGCTCCGGCTCTTCTACGACAGGCGCGGCCTTAGCTTCAAGCTCCGCCAGCTTGCGCTTCAAGTCGCGGTTCTCGCGCCAACGCTCCATTGCAATTTCGCGAGTTCGCTTAGCCCACTTCGGCGCGTCATCCGGCAGGTCAAGCGGTTCCGCGTCGTCGTCACCCGCAGGCTCATTGCCCAGCGTAACGACAACATGCGCGTCTGCGTCTTCGGCTTCCGGATCGTCGCCTTCGATGACAGGCTCAAGCTCTTTGGTGATTGTTTCGGCTTCGGTATCGGTCATGATGCACTCCCCGTGCGTGTGATAAACCATTTATCGGCGGGCATGTACCACGCCACTTCGCGCCCATTGTCTAAGCGGCCTAACATGCGCCAATCTTGCGCGGGCACATCCGAAACAACGTCAACAGGCTCAAAGCGCTCCAACCCAAGGCCATCTTCTGCCTGCTGCAATATGCGTTCAAACTTGAGCCGGTCGCCCCTGC